TATTATACACTATAATTTGGTTTAAAATAGCATATCCACCTGATGCCCATGCACTAGAATTACTAAATGGTGGTTCAATTGTTATAGTAGGTGCACTATATCCTGAGCCAACTGCGGTTATACTTGCTCCTAATACATAAAGTGGATCAGCTTCTAAATACCCATCGCCTTTTAACGTTAAAATAGCTCCAGTGTATCCTGAACCTCTGGCATCAATTTTAATTATTTGTATGTTACCTTTAGAATAAAATTGTTGTTGTAATGCCGTAAGAATAGGCATATGAGTACCAGTAAGAAATTTATTTCTAAGAGAAATAGGAATACTGTATATAAATTTCCAAATATACCCATCTGATGTAGTTATTGTTTCTGCACTAGCGCCATAAGGTTGTTGTGTGGATATTGTGTTATTATTATTATCAATACACATATACACATTAAAGTTATCAGCCAACACATAATAACTAGAATCTTCTAACCTTTGTACACCGGTTTGTCCTTTAACCACTACAGCAGTTGCAGAAGCGCCACTACCTACCCCAGTAAAACTTACACTTGGAGTTTCTGTATATCCATATCCTTTATTAGTTAATGTAATACTAGTAATAACGCCGTCAACTACAGTTGCTGTTGCAGAAGCGCCTTGTCCAACTCCAGTTATAACAACTGTAGGTGCTACAATATAACCAGCTCCACCGGAAATTAAATCAATACCTTGAACTTCAGTAGAATAAGAATCATCATATTGATCATAAATTGTATCAGATGCCCAATCTATCCTTGGTATTACATAAGCAACATCATTTGTACTAATTTCCTTCAAAGAAATTATTTCATTTCGTGTATCATGCTCATAAGCTGCTGAATCTATAGGCAAAGGAGGATTAAACTCATCTGGCCAAGATAAAGTTTTACCCAAAAAGTAATAATAATTTGAACCTTTTGTTATAACATCATTATACACACTATCAGCAACTGAGTTATGTAAACCTGATTTTATTAATGATGTGTCTGCCATTATTTTTCTCTTTTTGAATAATTTTTATTATTAAGCAATTGTGATAGTCCAATTAATGGAAAGTGTATCATTGCTTGCTTTTGTTATTGCTGGAAAAGTTGTATGTGCTAACATTGTACCGGCAGTACTTGCATTAAATAATCCTGCTTCTCTTAAAGTACCTGTACCTATACCTGCCCCAAAAGTTGCAGTTGCTTGAACTGCATTACTAGTGTTTGTATATGTGGCTAATGCAACTCTTGCTCCAACTATTTCAGCATTTAATGTTAAATCACCTACTGTAGGAGTAGTTGCACTAGATCCAAGAGCCATATATGACATTACAGCTTGAGATACACCTTGCATACGGGCAGCAATATGTGCTTTACCTATTGTAACAATTAAATTAGGTATTAACAGGTGTTGTTTGATGCTTCCATTTTCATCTGTAAGAGTGATTTCAAGATCACCCTTAACTGATAGTATATCACTAATCATTTATAAAACTCCTAAAATTTATTAAAAACTGGTTTTACCTTCGAAATATTCTGTAGAATCACTGAAATATTCAGTAGTGCCGAATATATAGGCGTTGTACGCAACATAACCACTATCAATAATTGTAGTAGTATCTGTTAATGTATTATTTATTGCTTGATTATAATCACCAAAATAACTATTTAATGCTAATCCACTTAATGATACAGTAACATATTTTGATATAGATCCTATACTAGTGGTTGAAGAATTACCTGTTACTCCAAGATTAATAATCATAGCCGCAGGTATTATTGTACCTAAACTAGTAGTAATACTTAATCCTACAGGATTTGCAAATGATGCAGTTGTTGCTACTTCAGAACCAAATGAAGTAGTTAATGATCTTCCAGTTAAAGGTATTGATTGTACCGCGGTAATTAATCCACTGACTAATGATAAACTCTTACCAGTTATTCCGGTCATTCCATTAGTTACAAATGGATTAATATTAGTAGTTAGTAAAGCACCTGCTACATTAACATTAATTGCCTGCACTGGTAATAAAGTATTATTACTAGTTATTGTTATAGACGCACCAGTACTATCAATATCAAAGCCTTTACCTACTTGGCCAATACTAAATGCTGAAGAATTTCCTAATTGACTAACATTAAATTTCTTATCTACTAATCCAGTACTTGAATTTAATTGCTTGCCTGTTTGAGCAATTTGTTGCCAAACTCCAAATACACCTTTGGCTGTAGTTATAGCTTTTCCTACTAAAGCAACAACAAATTTAACTCCTGGAGTACCAACATAGGTAGAAAGAGGCGAAATTGGACCACTATCCCCAGTTAAATATTTAGTAAATGATAACCAATAACTATCACTCATTGTAATCTTGTCTTCAAATACAAGATTTGAGAACTTAATCAATGATTGTAATGATTCACTTAAATTAAATTCATTGGTAATAGAATATTCACCAAATAGAGAAGTACCTGTAGGATGAACTAATGTTTTAACAAATGATTCATATTTACTAAGTTGTTCATCTATTTTAAGAACATACGCAAACTTTTGATAATATTTACTATCTTGAATATAAATGTTGTCACTAATAAATCCATCATTAGTTTCAAAATATCCTGTGTATTTTGCTTCTGCTCCTATATTAATATAAAGAACGCAAATATCAGAACTATTAAGTACACTAGTTGCATAAGTTGTAGAGTTATTAAATGTTAGTACAACATCTCCAACATATAATGCTCCTATTGCAGGAGTTGCTATATCTATATTATAATTAGGTTTTGTAATAACACCATAATCTATAAATTCTTCGGTGTTATCAGTAAATGTAGCATTCCAATCTACGGGTCCAGAACCTGTAGAAGATAATGTAAATGGTAATTGTGTAAATGATATTTTTCTTGCTTGATCTGAAGTTAAATATGAATAAAAATCACTTTGATATCCTACACCAAAAGATATAAATTCAGCGGTTTTAATTGCTCCAACACTATCAACAGATTTGACTTTTACAATAGATCCTATACCGCCACCAGAACTTAATGGGTATACTTGTCCAGGTTTAAATCCTGCTCCGCCTGAAAATACATTTATTTTAGCAGTAGTAGGTAATACATCAGCAACAAAATCACCTTCATAAAATATTTTATTATGAGAAGTTATACTGTTAAAATAATCTTTGTCGTAAAATAATTCTACTATTTGTGTATCACTACTAATAGTAGGATCAATTGGTTTGAAACTTTTTATTGTTATTAAAAATGTTTTTGTAGATGTTACAACACTTACTTTATTACCAACAATAAGATCTGGAGTACCTTTTGATACACGTACAAATATAGATTTATCTTGAATCCATTTACCGTCTGAAGGAATTAAAACACTTTTATATGGATAATCTATAACTACGTCTTTTTGAAATAAAATTCTAAATAATAATTTGAAAGATGCCTCTGTACCTTTAGCATAGTATAATTCGCGGATATGCTGTAAAAAAAACCTTTCATCTATAGGAAGATTAGGTAAATTTACTGCAATTTCATGTTTAAAATATTGAATAAAAGACTCTAAAGTATTATCAATATCTTTTAAACTTTTGTAATCTGTGTTTACATTAGTTTCAAGAAATTCATAGTACGCTTCCAAAAAGGCAACAAAGGTCTGGTAATCTTCCCGAATAAATTCAGGAAGTTGCCCAGATACTAGTGATGATAATTTTGGTTTTATATCTGACATTACGTTCTACTCGAAGCAAAGATGTAATTTGTACCACCGGCAGTGTTACCATTAATTGTTTTATCAGATATTATAGTTACATTAACTCGCACAGGATCAATCTGCACAATTTGAGTGTATGCTGAAACTATATCATTAGATTGAGGCTTAATAGATAATTCTAAAATAGAACCTACAATCATAGAAATATTTAGGTTATAGACATTAATAATACCTTTTGAATAATCTACAGTTCCTATTTTAGAGTTTACAACAATTCTAATATTTTGATTATAATAAAATAGAATCATATTGCCTACACCATCATCAACAAGATAATAAACTGTCGATGTATCTCCTGCAATGTAAAATCCTGTACTTAAAATTATATCTTCAGGTACTCCTGAATAATAAATTGGTGTAATTAAACTAACACTATATTGAGCAGAAATATTATATTTTGGTGAAATCTTTCTGTGTAAAGTTATTGTTGTGATGTTATTTAA